GAGGCAGAGTATAGTACCACACCCCTCCCCCTTAGGGGGGAGGGTGTGTGTCTACCACTTAACTTTGTTAGCCCAGTACGCAGCAGAGGTCTTGCCCTTGGCAATGTTCTTACGGTGACGAGCCTTAAATGACTTACGCTTAGCCTTCATGCGGTCAGACTCACCAGACTTAGGCTTGCCTGCTGTACTCGCACCCTTCTCGCCGAAGCGGATCATGCGAATCTTACCGCCAACCTTAACCAGTACAGCATGAGACTTAGTAGGATGTCCTGGTGTGCGCTTGGGCTTATTCAAGCCTGCGAATGTCTCGCCCCTATACTTAATCATGACTTACTCTTTGAGGTACCGGCAGCTAAACCGTGACGTGAATACTGTTTACCCTTACGTGTTGCTGCTCGTTTTTTTGCAGCTGCTTGGCGTAGCTTCGCCTTGCCAGACGAAGAACTTTTTAAGCGACTAATCTTTTTAGATGGAAGGTATACGCCCTTCTTCTTTCCGCCTGACCATTTCCATTTCTGTTTGGTCCAGCGTGACAGCGACGTTTTCTTTTTGCCGCCAGCGTATCTTCCGCCCATCTGCTTGTAATACTTTACCGCAAGCTGCATGGCTCGGGCGCTGTGCTTGCCGCCCATCTTTGCTCGAGCTTTTGCAACAGCCTGTTTCCATTTACCAGGATCGAGCTTCTTTGCGGTAGCCATCTACCATCTCCACTTCATGCCTACGGTGCCTTGCCAATCGGTGGCTTCTCCCCAGGCAGCGCCTGCTGATAGCTGCGCTGTGAGGTCGAAGTCTCGTCCGAGCGTATGTCTAACAGCAGCACCAGCATCCCACCGATGATGATTCCCACTAAGAGAAAGATCAAGGCCGCCGCTATCGCCAGGACGTAGTATAACAGGGGGTATTATTCTGAGGGCTTTTTTGCAGTGGAAGCGGCTGCCTCCAGGGCAGCCCGCTTCTGCTTAGCTACATCTTCCATGCTGATACCCATCACACCAGACACAGCACCAAGTACTGAAGCAAGGATGGCTTCGGTCGGAAGGCTAGGGAAGAAGTGCTTAGCTAGCACAGGGAGGAGAGCTGCCAATACAGACAGCCACAGCTTACGACTCTTCATCTTATCCATTAGTATTTATCCTCTTTAAAACTTTTCATTTTTTCTTTAGCCGTTTTCTTTTTGCTCGCTCAACTGCTTCTTCAGCGAACTTTTTAGCTTGTGCTTTAGAAACTTTCTTCATCGGAAAGCCCTGTGCTTTAGATATTGATGCTGCATTATAAGTTTCGTCATAAAGTTTCTTGTCAGATTTAAGATTCTTTTTCCGTTTGTTTGCTGCGCGCTTGAGATTCCGAGCTACACCTTTAGCCTTTCGGGAGGCTCGCACTTTTTTAGCGAGAGCAACACCGGCCTTAGCCGCTTTAGAGCCCACTCCAAGCGCCCCGCCAACGGCAGCAGCAGCAGCATGAGAAGCAACTTCTTTACCTACATCTTTGGCTGTGCGTTTAATGTTTTCTCGATCAGCTTCCTTGCGAGCCTTCTTTGCCGTTGCTCTTACTCGAGCTTTGCGTGCTGCGTATTCTTCTTCGCTGTCACTTCGTAGCTTTGCCATTAGTAACCAACCTCTTTTTTCTTTTTCTTTTTAGTAGCTTTTAACCGAGAGTTAACAGCTTTCATTTTTAAATTGCTATGATAACCAGGCATTATTTACTCCGATGATCCCAGCGTGCTGGGGTTAATCTAATGTCGTAATGAGTGAAGGAGTTGTACCTACCTAGCCCCCCATTGGGAATGCGATTGTGTTCCATCAAGCCAAGGATCGTATCTTGTAGCTTGTCTGGCGTAAGCTCTGTGGCAACCAGGTCTGCTGCCATGCTCTCAAGGTGTAGGCTTTGCGATGCTCCGCCTACCTTCTTGTTGTGCTTTGGGCATCGGTACGCACTGTTGATCTTTAGTGGTCCCACTAGATCCCTGATACGTTGCAGTTCCCACGCCAGATGGCGTGCGGTATGCTCGTTCCCAATGGTCCCGCAACACTTGCAGCGGAACTCGATCGGGCTGAAGTTCGGAGGCCAGCCGGGAGTCATCAGTATTCCACAAGGCTATAGACTGCTGAGTTAGTAGCGTCGTTAAGATAGACCGTAACACCGGGCTGCATGCCTAGGGTAAGCGCCGCTCCTGGCTGGAGCAGAATACCTGTAGCTGCTGCGTCAGATGTGCCAACGTACATGTTGACTGGCCCGTGGTTTGATACAGTTACGGTGCCATCTCGCCCGACAATTTCATCGTGACCACCGGCTACAGTAGCTTTGGTTGTCTTAGTAGAAGATGACCAGACGGGGTTGTTCTTATTTAAAAAGCTCATTGCTCTTCCTCTGGCGTCCATTCAGGTGTCGCCATAATAGTTAGTGTTTCATTGTGATCGTGGTTACTCATGGGTGCGCTGGCTTTCCGGCGTTGTAATCTCTTAGAATCTCGTCGGCGCTTAGCGCTCTGCTGTAAGCGCGCACGGTGTCAATTTTCCCGTTATAATGACCGCCTAAGCCGTTGCCTATAATCAAGCCCTGACCTGCTGCGGCGTAATTGCTAGGCGTTACCGTAGCATTTAAGGCGCCATTGACATAGCCGGCTAAAGTAGCGGGCGAGCCAGGAACCCAAACTAGAGCGATGTGGAACCAGTCGCCGCCAGTCATTGCAGGCAAAACGCCTAGGTTCGCTGAAAAAGGGAAAGATGTAAATTCCACGTCGCCGCCTGCTGGACTATCTCGCAAGGTCCAGCCGTTGTTGCCGCTCCTCGTAGTGAATAGGTCCATCCCTGTAGCGGCTGAACGCGTGACCCAAGCCTGCAAAGTCCACGTGCTTGTAGACGGTAGCAATGGAGCCTCTAGTGCTGTGACTACTTCGGTGTCGGTTCCATTGAATTGAAAGTCAGAGTACAACGCAGCGTTGTTAGCCGTGCCGTTCTCGCCATTCACAGTAATGTCATTCCAAGTTGTCGACGCAGGCGTAGCGCTTAGGCGCTCAAGCCTAAGCGCTGCGTCACCGGTAGGTACTGGCTGTAGAAGAAACGGATTCACTTCTTCTTCTTCGGCTCAGCTTTTTTCTTCGCTGCTTTTTTCTTTGGCGCTTCAGGCTCGGGAACCTCAACCGTTACCGGAGTAGCAGCGGGTCCAACATAAATAACTTTAGTAGCCATAACTTATCCCTATCTGTTTCGGACCTTAGCCCGTCTGTTAATTGCTTTCTTCTCTCGATCAACTTCTATTTTTACAGCAGCTGCTCTTCGCCTTGCTGCCTGCGCAGTCTCACGAGTTGTTTTAACTTTTTCTCTAGCCGCTTCTATCCCAGCCCTTCTAGCTTTAAGGCGGCTTTCTTTCTCGTCAGACTTAACTGCTTTCTTATAAGCCTTCTGTCTTGTGTCGTAAGTATCTATAGCTTCATAATAGTTTTGAAGCGCTGTTACAATTCCCCCTTGCGGGTCAGTAAGATGAGCTTTGATTACGCTCTTTAATTCATCAAGCTCATTTTTTTCCTCTTCGTCCCTTGCTGTCATAAGCTTAGGCTTAAGAGGGTCTGCCGCAAATGCCCTTGGAACGTCTAAGCCAGACGCTTCAGTGACACCTTCATACAACGTGTCTTCTAGGCCCTTGGTGAATGTATCAATTGCTTTGTTGCGAACTTCTTGGCTCACCTTACGAGGATCAATAATTCTTTTTTCTCTAAGGCGTAGATTAAAAATGATTGGCCAAAAGTTATCATTTAAAAGTTTGCTTTTCTCTTCGGCCGTCATGTCTTTCCACTGCCCCTCTTGCTCTGAGGCAAGGCGCTCTTGCATGATTGGCTTGTAAACAGATTCGTCTGAAGATGGGCTCATGTCTGTGTGCTTTGTAAGCAAGGCGTTAAAGAACCTGCTTTGATCCTTACCAAAAACCGTAGCTAAGAAACGCTGCTGTGTGCTTCCGTGTCCAAAGTCTTTGTTGTAATCAACAAGGAAGCTGCCAAGCACGCTGCCACCAAAGGTCATGAGATCAAGAAGCTCTCTTGTCTGACCCCGCTCTTTGGCTGCGACCTGAGCAAGCATGGTTTTGCCAAACTCATTAAGGCTGTCGCCCTTGCCACCAAATACTTTATCTGCCTCGGAAGCCAGCCACGCCTGCATGCCAAGCGCATAGTTTAAAAGACTAATAGTTGTGTCGTAACCATTGGCATTAGACCAACTAAAGTAACGATAGAACCCAGGCTTCTCGCTCTTAGAGGGAAGAACAGCACCCATTGTATTAGCGTCACGCCGGAACTTGCTGTCCTCTTGCAGGGCTTCTGACTCTGGATACCTCATGCTTTGAAAGGCTGTCATTACCATGCCACGTCGAACACCTCGAAGGGTCTGGTTGTAGCTTCTATTAAGCATAACCTTTTTGCTGTTGGTAATTACATCGTTATCAAAGAAGGGCTCAAAGATAGTGCTTGCTGCTAAACCTTTTTTGCCAAAGCCATCGACAGCAAGGTATGGGAAACTAATAAACTGACTAAAGAATAAAGATCCTAGTGCGCCAAAGCCCCCGCTTCGGACCATCTCAATAAAACGAGGAACGTTTCTGTAGTTAAAGATCCGACCTGAAACTTTTTGTACAGCATGAGAAGCCAGCACCTTGCTTGTGAAGTCATCAACTCCTTTGCTCTTTAAGTCAGAGTAAGTTTTCTTACCCTGCTTTGATAGCTGATAGATTCCTTTGTTGTCTTTGTAGAACGTTGTGTATCCCTTGCGAGAAACACGGAAGGCCATTGCTGAGCCAGGCTCCATAGCCTCGAGCATTTGTCTGCCCTCTAGGTACTCACGCAGAACCTCAGCCCTTCGTGGCGCTGCATCCCCATGCTTATACATAAAGTCCTGGAGCTTCATAACGCTCTTAGGTGCTGATACAGCGGCGTCAAAAACATTAACCCCTATCTCACCGGCTCGGCTTTTTTCGATGCCTAGTTGCGCACGGTTAACTGATCGCTGTGCTGCTGTGCCAATCTCAACATTGAAACTATCCATTGCATCTAGTGCTGTGTTTGCACTGATAGACTCAACGGCCTCAACAATATCCCTAGTCTCTTTGCTAAGCTTTAGCTTTTGCGCAGCGCCTAAAAACCCATCAGGGTTTTTGGCGTGTGCGTAAAAGAGGCGCTCTGTTCTGGCAATGCGCAGCCCAAGGCTTGCCATGTCCTCGCCGGTGGTCATTCCAATAGCTAAACTGTTACCAACAATATTGCCTAGCTGGGTAACGGCTGAGCGAACAGTAAGGCCAGCTTTCATGATCGACGTGCTTTTACCCATCATGCTTTGCATGTCTCTTGAAAGTTTTGCATCCCAAGCTACGCTCTCGAGAAACCCTTTGTTCATTGGGATACTAAAGATACGATCAGTAGATAAACCTTGGGGCGAAACCTCGATCTGAGAATCTAGAATATTAGGCGAATCGGTTACGCCAAGATCCTTACTAAGTTCAGTATATATCCTACTGGTTAGAGGCATAGCCTCTTGGATTTCTTTTTGAAGCGCTGATGCTTGTGACCGCTCAGGCTGCCCTATCTTTTCAAGCAAAGCTAACAACGGGTTGTCGCTCTTTGTTTTTAGTTCTTTGCTCATGTTGTTTAAAGAGAAGGTGTTTTCTTCCATGTCTCTAATAAACGTACCGACGGGGCTGGATTGCGATATTGAATCCAATCCACCAAAGGCGCTTTCAATCTGATCTTTAGTTAACCGAGGAGTATAAGCTGTCTTGTGTTTTGCGTTGTGCCTTTCAACCACCTCGGGAGTAACTACTGCATAGCTTTCATTGTATTTATCTTTAAAGATCTCTTGAAGATCATCGTGATAGTTCTGCTGTATAGCATCAACAAACTCATCAAACTTTCCGCTGTGCGAATCTAAGATCTTACCCTTGTCTACATAAACAATCTTTGTAGACATCGGCTCTTCAGCCAAGGCGTACACTAGTGACATAGGCCGGGCTTCGTTTCGGAACACTGTTCGATAAGTGTATTTAGCAAGAGCCTCTAGCGGTGTGTCTGAGTAAGCAACTTTAAAGCGATCCATTTCATTGTTGTTCATCGAAACAAAAGCGCTAGCCTTGGCCTGTGATTGCAACCTGCCTGACAAGTTACGTGCTGCATCTTGCATGATTAGAAGTTTGGTTTGCTCTGATTTGATTTCATCAAAACTTTTTTCAATGATGCTAATTAGATCAGCAGTAGCAAGCGTTACATCGCCTGACATAAACTCAAACTTTGTCGGCATGCTTGCTAGCATACGAGATGCGTTAACTGTTCCTTTTGAGAACCTGGCTGCTGGTGGCGCTCCACTAAAAGGCAATGCGTATTCAGCTAAGAACTCAGTAATGTTATTTTCTAGTGTTTGCATCTCGGTATTAGAAAGGCCTTTGCGTTTCTTTCCAAGGGCGTCAGTTGCATATGCAGCAACAAGCTGATCACTAATGTTTTTTGCTACATTGTTGCTAACGTGCTTTCTAAATGCAGGGCTCATAAGCAAGGAGTTACCCTGGTTAAAAAGCTCCATAACATTGGCAACAAAAGCATTCCGCTCCATTTCAGAGCGACCAAGCTTTTCCATCTTCTTTGTGTAGCGAAGCATCTTGGCATCAAAGCCCCTGCTCCACGGACGAACAAGCCTAACGACCATTCGCTTTGAGGGGCGTTTTGTTCCGTCAGCATCAATAATCATTGAAGCATTAGTTACAATTGGGCTGTTCATAAACGCCCGCTCTTTTGCTTCAATCCTGGTCTCGCCAGTAGACTTAACAATACCTGGGCCATGCGACTCTTGCATAAGGTGCATCGCATTAACCTGCCGATACAGCGCATACTTTTCAGCAGGACTTAAGTCTGACTCATTAATTTCTAATAGAGTTTTTCTAATTGGAATTGTTTCGTTGTTGTCTACTTTTTGCTGGAGCTTATAGATTTCTTTCTTGAATGTTTTCTCAACATCCTTTGGCATCTTAGCTACAGGGTTAGTAATTACATCAGCAGCTTGCGCTGCAAAATACTCACGAGTACCAGGGGTTTTAGCATTAACTTGCTGAGCTTCTGCTAGTTTTGTTTCTAATAACCGGCGCGTCTTTTGCATGTCACGAAAGACAACTTCAGCAGCAATTGCTGCATCAACAGCTTCCCTTGGTTTTTCTGACCTAGAGCGATACCAATCAGAATCTAAATAGTAATTACCGTCTAAACGGCTAAGACCAAACGATCTAGCAAGCGCTCCCTTTTGAGGATCTTTTGCCATTTGAACAGAGCGCTCTTGGCCGGCCGTCTTGCGCATAAACATATTAGGACCGTACTCATCAAAGCGATCAAAGCGACCGTCTTCCCTAATTCCAAGCGCACGATCTGCGATTGAATGCACAGACCCTTCTTCAAGCTCTTCAATAGATCGAGCTAGAATAGAAACCCTATCGTCCAATGCATTAGCATAAGCCTGTGCAGTTTTAGGTCTGCCTGCATCAGTAGATGCTTCGTAGTTTGCTTTGAGTTCTGCAACAGCCTTATCAAGCTTGGTAAAAATACCAGTCTTCTTATTGGTAAAAGCTTCTTGAATTACCGAAAAGGTGCCCCGAGAAACAGACATAAGCTCTGGAACAATCTCGCCTTCGACAAGGGCCTGTAGCTCATCACTAATTGTTTCAAACTTAGCACTAAATGTATTTGATCGCCGGCTATCAGCTATTTGTTGCGAGACATCTCTAAGCTTTTCAAGCAGTGGCCTCTTAACATCTAACGGCAATTGCAACCGGGCGACCTGTCCATAAACACTAGAGATAGGGATAAGCGCTCTGTTGATTTGTTTGTAGTCCGGCCTTGCTGATCGAACCTGGTTAATAACAGCATCATACATACTGTCTACTCGGCTCTTTAGTTTATCGAGATTCTTTTCATCCCCAGATTTTTTGGGTTTTGTTTCTGCTTTAGGCTCTTCAGCCTTTGCTTTTTTAGCTGGCTCTTCTGCTTTTGTTTTCTTCGGTCGCTTATCAAATTGTTTAAGCTGGACAGGTGATTCGCCCTTCTTTGTTTTTTCTAAGCTAACAAGCGCTTTGTTTAAACGATCGACATTAAAGTCAGCTTTTTGCCCACCTTCGGTTTCAATGTACTTGCGAAGCATTCGCACAATACTAGCCACCGGTCCCTTGCCAGGAACAGCCTGAGTCATTTGGCTTAGGGCTGCTTCAATCTTTGAATCGTAACCAATAACGCTATCTGTTGGAGCGTCTGCTTGTGGCTGTTCTTTCTTTAAACGCTTTTCGTATTTAGCTAGCAGTTTGTTTGCCAGCACCTCTTGAGTTGACTTCTTAAACTTAAAGCTTGGTTTGCTCTGTTTAGCGCCGCTCGCCTTAAAGCGAGCGAGCGCTTCCTTCGCTGTTGGCACGTCTCGAGTGCCACTAAAGCCATAAGTAACAGACTCACCATCAGGACCAGGAACAGTTACAGATAAAGCCGGCTCTGTTGCGCCTTGCCTTTGAGTCTTTTTAAGACGGTAGGCTTCTTCTGTTTTAGGATCATACTGCTGAAGCTCTTCAAGAACTTGTTGTTCTGTAAGGTCTTTAACTTCTTTGCGGGCTTTCTCTAGTTTTTCCTGGCTGTCTCGCTGTTGCTTGCTGCCTCGCTCAGTATCACGAAGACGAATAGTGCGATCTCGTACTTGCGCATTGTTGAGTTCAGACCGGGCACGCCTAATGTTTTCGTTAACCTCTGCTAGCTCTGCTCGATCAACACTACGCTCAACTTGCTCAAAGCTGCGAGGAGATCCTTCATCCTCAAAACCTTTTATTGGCCTACGGTTAGACTGTCGAATCTGTGATTCTAATTCATCACGACGACGAATTAAACCATCAAGCTTTTGCTGAGCTTCAGGAACACCTTTGTCTTTTCGGCGCTTAAGTACCGTTAAGATGTGCTGCACTTTGTCAGCGTTTTTCCTGATAGCAGGCCGGGCTTTTGTTTTCTTAAAGCTTATTGCAGGAGACTGTTTGGCAGCAAGCTCATCAAGCTCAGGGCTTGTCATCTTAGCTAGCTTACGCACAAAAGACAGTCGACCTGTATCCTCTTTCATTCGATCGTTAGTGATCTTATCAATTAACTTCTTACGAAAGTTTGCAATAGAACTAGTCTGACCTTCTTCAACAAAAAGCCGAAGCTGTTGTTGTTCAGACGGCTTAACTAATCCACGAGATCTTCCAGACTTTACAAGGAAAGATGTTGGTTTTTTACCAAGCTCTCGCTCAATAGCGATGCGCTGCAAAGCACGAGCACCGTCTTCTGTTTGCAATTGCTGCAAACGTTTTTCGTTAAACTTAATCCCTGAAAGATTAAGGTCTGGGTATTGAATGTTAACATCTTCCCAAAGACCTGTCTCTTCGTTGAGCATGTTAACTTTAGTTTGCTCGGGTTGAGATGCCGCAGAATCCTCAAGGCGACGTTCTGTTTTTGCAATCTCTGCCGTAGGCTTACGAGGTTCGCTTAAGGGGCTTTGCATCTCTTGCCTGGTAGGCTGGTCAGCAGCAGCAATCTTAAACGTTTCCTTGCGCCCCTCAGCGTCTCCTGGGCGTGTAACCGATGCGTCTTTTGTCCTTAGTGTTGTAGCAGGCAGCTTGCCTTGAGCTAATTCAAACAGCGGGCCGTCGGTAATTAGGTCGCCAGTAGGAGAAAAGCTTCCTTCAATCCCCTCTTTCCTGAGCGCATTGTCAATATCTCGTTGAGTAAACCTGTCCCTAAAAAGCCGAAGAGTGTTTTTCATCTTGCGGTTGTCTTGATTGAAACCGTTTTCTTCTATCATGTATGCTTGGTTGGCTTGCTCTTTGAGGCTTTCCTTCATCTCCGCATAGAACTGTGCAGCCTCTACTGGGTTAACAGTTCTTTTTCCTGATGCGCCTTGGCCCTGATCTAAAAGAGCAGCAACAGTTTCGTCTGCAAACTGTACTGTTAACTCATTAATGTTGTCTGCAATCTGGCGCTCGGTATCTACAGGCACATTGTTTCGGTAGCGAAACTCTTCAATTACTGTTCGCTCAGCAATATCAATTGATTCAAGATAATGATTTGTAATGTTTTCAATATTAAGATCAGTTTGAGGAGCCCCTCGTTTTCGTATCTCTTCACGAATTGCTCTTGGTGTAATAGCCTCTCGAGCTTCTTCTGCGGCTTGACGAACAAACGCAGCTCGTCGCTCAAAGTCTCTTCGGAAGCCTTCGGCCTCTGTAATGGCTTCAAGGTCTTTGTTGCCGACTCGGACAGTTGTTACTTCTCGCTCTGGCATTGCTACTTCATCGGCGGCAATGGGGCTCTCCATGGCGCTAACCTCCCTTGAGGGAGGTTGCGCCTCTGCTTCTTCAATAGCTCTATTAACTTCTGCAAGCTGATCTAAAGCCTCGACCCTATCAACAGCAAGGGAGGTCCGTTCTGTTTCGTCTGGTTTAGGATAGTATTGCTTTTCTGCCTCCGTAACTCCGAACCTGTCTTCCTTGCGAGAAAGGGGTACAGATGCAGGGCTTGTGCTTTCTTCTGCGCCTAGCAGGGCTTCGATCTCTTGAAGTCGAGAAGTAAGATTAGCTTTCTGATCAAGCAACTCTTGAGGAACCTTAGCCGGCCTACCAATTTTAATTGCTTGTCCTGGTTTTCTCGTGCGACGCCTTCCTTCTCTTGGCGTTAGCTCTCGCTCTCGAACCAGGCGGGCATCAACCATAGGGCCAAATTCACCAAAGCTTACACGATCAGCCTGATCAAGCGGTTGCGCTTCAGAGTAAGCACGCCCAGTAACTTCCCGAGCTTCTGCCGGGATTTCCATTCCAGCTACTTCGTTAAGATCAAGCGCTCGAGGAGGAAGGCCCTTAGCTCGCTGGTTCATATAAGAAACAAGCTCAGCATAAACATCTTCTGAAAACTGACCCTGCATAGCTTCTGCAAAGTCACGCATTCCCTGTTGAACAACACGCTCATCAACATTGTCTAGCTGCTGTAGTTTTCCAGAGCGAGTAAAGTACTGACGAAGTTTTCTATGGGCGTTTAAAGCTTTTGGGCTGGCCTTAAGAAGGGCGCCATAACCAATACGACTTAATCCGCTTGCACCAACAAGGGCTGAAGCAGCACCAAGGTTATAAAAAGGAAGACCGGTAATACTCCAGAACCCTAAGTCTTTAATTGCTGCACGGGTAACGTCGCCTACAGTTCTTAGTTGGCGATCTGAACCAGGCCGAAGTTTGTCAGGGGTAAAATCAATAGGCCCTTCAGGGTCTACTTTAATTCCTCGCTGGTCAGGCATATCAATATCGCCACGACCAACTTTTTCATCTTTCCTAATAAAAGACGGCAGTTCTATTTCGTCTAGTTTACGAGCCGCACTTTTAATTGGCGCAGTAACAGGGTCTACTGTTTTTGCTTTGACTTTTCCTACGGCATCAAGGGTTGCATTAAACGCTTTAGCAAAACGACTGTCTTGTTTTTTAAGTACATCAAGCTGCTGAGCCACAGGCTTAGTTAAGTAACCACCTTTAGCAGCCTTAGCTAAGTTCCACATCGTAGGCGCAATAGTACCCAAAAGAATAAGAGGCTTACGAGCAACTCGTAGCTCACCTGTTTCAGGATCTTTTTGAAGGCTAGCAGTAATCCCGCCAGCTAAACCGGAAGTAAAAGACTCACCTAGCTCCTTACCAAACTGCCGATCGGTTTGATCTACAGGGTCTGAGATTCCAGACATAGTAAGAAGAACTTGATAGGTTCCCTCACCCATTAACTTTACGTCTTCAATCCAGTTTGCAACACCGCCCGCAAAACCACCGCTTTTATCTAGGCGATCCCATTCATCAACGTATGCTTTAAAGTCCCGAACAAAGCCGCCATCTTCAGGGTACTCTGCAATCTGCTGGAGCTTTTCTACTTCCCTTGTCGAGTTAACTAACTGCCGGTAAGAGTTAACTTTCTGACGAAAGATCTGCTCATCAATAACAGCATCAGGGCCAATGCTTTGCCGCAGTTCTTCTGCTACTTGACTGTAAGGAGTCTTAGACCATCGCTCATAAGTATCCCAAAATTCTGGTGATGACTTATAAATAGGAGAGTCTTGCCAGGTTGCGTTGCCATACTTCTTTTCGCCCGAAGGCAACTCAGTTTCTTCAACCCCTGCGTTAGCAGGGATACCAAGATTTTTGTATGTAGCCGGCAAGTCAGGGTTCATGCTTGAGACCCACGAGGTTAAATCAACACGCCTCATGCTGTTTGCGCGTTGCCTTGCCCAGTTTGGGTCGCCGCTTACGTCTTTGTTTTTTTGCTGCCAGTAAGTTTCCCAGTCAGACATTAGCGGATTGTCACGCATCCGTTTAGCAATAGCCCCTGGCGTTACAATGCCAAGCTCAGAGCCAATACCAAGACGCCTTGCTACGCTACCCGCTGTCGCTTCTGTCGCACCCTCAATAGCACCAACAGCTATTGTATCAGTAGCCATATCAGCTACAGCTTGAGCTTTTTGTAGTTGCTCTTCGGATTCTTTTTCTCGAGCAGCTACATCAAAGTTAACGTCGGCAGTAGTCGTGTCGCGAAAGACCATAAGCTATTGTCCAAATAATTTTTTACGAGCAGCTTTAACAGAAGCTGTGTTGCTCTTACCTTCAGAGATGCCTTGCGTAACAGCCTGAATCCATCTTGCTCTTGAGATTTTATTCTTTTTCATTTGCCGCCTAATGCCCTGCTGAGCCAGCGCTGCTCGAGCAACTTTTTGGCCCTTTTCAGTATTAGAAGTCTTTTTCTTTTTAGCTGCTTGCTCTCGAGAGCTTGCTTGCGTTCTCTGCCGACGACGAACGGGTCGAGGAGCAGGGCGAGGAAGGGAGCGGCTTTCTTCTCTTGGCTCTGACAAAAAGGAGCCTCGATCTCGGCGCTCGCCTGTCGCTTGTTCGACTAGCCTGTTTTGTATTCCGGTTTGAGCCCCGCTCATCATTCCCGCTTCTGACGATGGCACGGGAGTAGACAAAGCAGCAGCAGGTACAACAGGCGCTACCGGAGGAACGGACTGAGCGGCAGGACGCGTCTGAACCATTCCCCCGATAAGCGCTGCTGCGGTTGCTGCAGCTGCTGCTGCATCGCTTTGAGCCGCAGCAACCTCTTCCTCTGCCGGAACTTCCTCGGGAGGGAAAATTTCCAATGGGTTTGCAGGAGGAGCAGTCGGAGGTAATTGGGCAGGCGGAGCAGGGGGAACAGGTTGATTTGTGCCGCCTCCGGCTAAGCTCATGCCTCCAGCCGCGGCGCTAGAAAGAGGAGTGCTTCCAGCGCCTACACCACCACCGCCTGCTCCCCCTCTGTTGCCAGTGTTAACCATTGACCCTGAGGACCCCGGACGACCGTACGAAGGCATTGCTGATCTTAAACCACGAGCAATAGGGTTGTTAACATCCATTAGCATCCGATCAACTTCACCTAAAGACTCTGGAGTGCCCGCAGAAAAAGCTGTTGAAATTGTTTTATAAGCAGTTCTTCCATCAGAAGCGATGCCTTCAAGTTGCCTGACTTGTTCTGGGGTTAGTCGGTTTGCTCTGTTTACAAGTGATTGATAAGTTTGCTGCTGTTGAGCAATGTAACTTTTATACGCAGCACCATTCAAAGGTAAATTTTGAATTTTCTTAAGCTCGTCTTGAGGTCGGAACCTCATGCCTTGTCCATCTGATGTAAATAAACCTTGAGGCAAAAGAGCCGGATCTGGCTCGCCGCTTGATCCTTCTGGAATAGCATTGCGAATAGCAAGCATGAGATTTGCTTGACCCAGTTGGGTATCTGGATCTCCTCCAGCTTTTAATAAATTCTGTACTGCATCGTATTTAATACGTGGCGGCTTTCTTCCGTCGCCCCCTGTTCCTTTAGGGTAACGCATTGGCGACAGCATTCGCTTATACTGAGTTGTTGCTGTCTCCTCTGGGCCACCAGAAAGACGCCTGGTAAGTCTTCCGCTACCTGGTCGGTCATACGCCTCGCTCATTTGCTGATAGGCGCGCTGCCTTTGAAGGTGGGTCTTTGCTCCAGCTACACGAGCTAATGCTTCGTTATAGGTTGGAGCTTTAGGATCTCTGTTTTGATAGCGATTAAATTTTGTAACGCCATCAGCAATTGTTCCGCCCACAAGATCAGTAAGGTCTACTGCGGTCTTCACACCTTCGGGTGAAGTCCATTGATCAAACAGGTTTTGTTTTACAGACTTTTTAAGCTGAGGAGCAACATACTCAGCCCGAAAAACAGAAGGAGGAAGAATGCGTGCCATGTTAAATCCTATGCGTATTTCGGATACTGTTGTTCTAAAGCGGCTGCAACTTCAGGCTGACTTGCTCTAGCTTTTGCAATTGCGGCACGAACGCCTCTGCGTTTATCACTTTCAAAGTGATCGCCCAGTGCATTTGTGATTGCTTCAGTTGCTTCCGCATAAGTTGCTGCGTAATCAGATCCTCTTGATCCTGCTTTTGCAGCATACTCGGATGCTTCTGCTCTTTGTGCGCTGGCTTTCTGCCGAACGTTGCGAAGCAAGTTAGCATTTGATTGCCGCTGTTCTGTTTGACTAAGAGCGGCTTGTTGCGCCAAGTCGCCCATTGCAGCAGCGCTGCCTCCACCGCTTCCCATGCCATAGGGATCAACGCTTAAAGCAAAAGCCTGCCCAGTCCTGGTATTGATTGCTTCTAGGTTTTCAGCGCCTAATCTTTCTTGGTCAAGAACAGCCTGATCAGCAAGACTGGCTCCAAGCATTCTTGCTTCAATAGCCTGTTCTCTTAACCCTGCTCGTTCTTCGTAGGCATCTCGAGCAAGTTGATTGCCAGCCTGCATTAAATCTTTTTGACGAGCATCATCTGCAAGCCTTTTTAAATAAGCACCAGGACTTTCAAAGTAGTCTCTGGTCTTATCTCCTTTGGCTATTTCAACTACTGCTGAACCATAATAATCTTTTTTTTCTTTAGCCATTGTTTACCTCAAAAACTTTTTGCAGATTAAATAAACCCAGCACCCTCGGTAGCCAACAATAACTTCCTTAGGAGATGTGCTCCAGGTATCAACATCACTAACAGTATCGAATATTTTCCAGCGAATATCGAGCACTTGTTCTGCGCCAGATGTAACAGGAAAAACTCGAGGCAACACATTAGACATGCCTTGCGCTGCAAACATTGGTTTGCCCTGGGCCTTATAGCCAACTCCTGCCCCCGATGGGCCAGTAACAATAGGGCAACTTAGTAAGTCCCATGCGTACCCAGTATGTCGACCACTGGTGTTGTTGTGAGTAAAGTCGCCACGATCAATTAAGTAGTTTCCAATTGTAGTTGGTGTCCAGGATGCGTGAGCAACTTGTTTAACTTCAACATTGTCAGCACGAACGCCGGACAAAAGACCAATACCCACTTCGTGGGTAAGGTCTTTGCCAACCCCGGCAGTACTTGGCCTAGAGTATTCACCGCCTGCTGGCCCAGAATAATTAACAGCTAAGACAACGTGCTCAATAGAAAGCGGATGCTGTAATGCAACTTGTGCTCTATCCATTGTTTTAAAGTTGCCAGCACCTGTTCCTGCCCAGGGCATAGAAGCCGCAGTCTGAAAAGAGGTATCAGCGCTACCAGCAGACAACCCTCCGTAAACAGTTCCCCATCCGCCAAACATAGGAACAGCAATAACCTCATACCCAGCATCAAAGCGCAGGTTTTCAGCGTAAGCAGACTGACCAGACCTAGAGTAACCACCAACTAATTTGTTTTGGATAACGGCATCAGCAACCTTAAACCCTGTGTTTACTCCATCGTTTGTATCAGCTTCAATTGTGCTGTTGCTTGCAGGCACAACTGCGGCCTGAGGAACGTAGTTACCGCCAGCTTCGTCTGTGTTGTTCTGAGTGCTGACTCCTGCTCCACGCAAACCCAAAGATGTTTTAAACTTTAAGCTTACGCAAAAAGAATAGAACCCTCGGTTGTCTGTTTGTGGCCTAATCTGAAGTAAGTAAGATTTTTTGTGCGTAAAAGAAATGCCCATGCCCGATTGGACAAAAGGATTTGATCGAGAAAAATCGTTAGTTAAAGCAATCTCAGGCACAGAAACGCTATAGGTTTCTGTCTTAAAGCCATCAAAAGTAGATGCATCAATGTCGTGCTCTTTAATAAACAAATCAAAAGCAGCAGCTTCACCAGCATTAATAACAGGAGTTGCTGCGTCAGGACCTGAAATATAAGCAGGCTCAGCCCGAGTATCTTGGCTAACTGACACTTCGACAAGTTGGTACTCAGGGATCAAATAGTCTTTAAGCTCGAAGCTGTCTTGCAAAGCAGGCAGGACAAAAGGAGCCGTTGTGTTTCCGTCGCCAAAGGTCCGAGCATCAGTCCACGAAAAGTAAAACGTTAAACGAAAGGTTCCGTTTTCTTTGTCGTAGTTCTCAATTGGCAGACCAGATTTAGTAAGCAAATCGATCGCAGAGTTTAACGGATCATAAACATGATCCCGCAAGAGCTTAATGCCACGAGTTAATCGTTTAAAGTTAGTCACGCTCTAACCTTTCGAGAAAAGTTAAAGTCATGGTCGGAACAAAGGTGCGCCAAGGAGTAAGACCCCAGGGAGCATAGCCCGCTCCGCTATTGTAATCATGCGGAATCAAAAGAGAAAAACGAACTCTAGACCCAGGAGGCACAGGAATGTTTAGGTTTTCTTCCTGGATAAATAACGAAGTCCCACCTGCTGCTCCTGAAACTGAAGCGACAGTAGGGTTAATATCCGTGCCTAAAGAAAACGCTAATCCAGGCGCAGTCATTTGAGCGTGAAGCGCACTAAAATTATACTTGTGATAAAGCACCGAGTTTAAAATCTGAAGGCTTGGGATAAAAGGATTATCCATTGAGACCTGCAAGTGAATGTCATCGACAGGCGCATTGGGTGTTTTGTTTGGCGGCTGAGCCGAATTATACTCAAAAGTATTGACGTACTCAGAGCCATACACAGCCATGTTTAAATCAATAGCATCAATTACCATCGGCTCATCGCCCACAGCAAAAGAAGTAGTCCACGCTGTTTGCAGACTATTTGCCGTACCAAATGCATCTTGCCACGGAAGTTTGTTTCCTTTGAAGCGATAAGCATTTGTAATTTTAGAGCCGGCAACCTGCCCATTGTAAACAGGCAAGTAAGGAGCAAAGTTTGAATTACCAACAATGCCGGTACTGGCTGCTAGATTTGTATCCGCCTCAGCAGTAAACGGAAGGTATCTTAAAACCGCCTGGCTTTGCAGCCAGCGGGTTTTAAGATCCCCATCAGGCACATCGTTAATATAATCTTCTAAGTCCTGTAGAGCCTTTTCTAGGCGGTCGCCATCAATGGTTGTTCCGTCAGAAAACTGCTGACCAGTAATCCTTCTGATTGAGGACATTATACTTCTCCGCCTAAACGAGTAACCGTTAACCCGTGGTTATGGGTAGTTAGGTTCATGCCGCCGATAACATAAACACCAGGCAGTGGTCCAAGCGCGGGCGCAGCTGCGGCGTTGCTGTTTTGCACAACGGTTCCTACGCCATTCATGGCGCCCGTAGAATGGCTAGACCGGAACGTGCAGCCTTGAAACGTGGCGCTACTTCCAGAGTCAACCAGTACAAAGCAATTAGTAATACCGGGACCAGGAGGTTGAACAGGAGCATCATATCGTCTCTGAAATAAACAATTAGTAAATAGAACCCTTGAGTTACCGCTGACTCGAACTAGGTGATTTAAATTTGTGTCGTCACCATCTTGCATAAAGACAATGTTGTCCAAGACAGTATGAGCACTAACAGTAACAAGGCGATTAACTATCGCCCCTGAAGCACCCTTAAGGGTGCTAAGGGGCGAGTCAAGAGTAAGGCCTTCGTGTTTACCTGAGCCAATAAGAAAAGTGTTATGGCTTGTAGACGAGCCTTCAAGAGCGTCGCCAGATTCTATCCTAAGGATCTCGCCCTTTAAAAAAAGAGCAATGATATTGTTTAGCTGTTCTTCTGCTGTGGTCCCTAAAGACTCTATGTCAGAATAACTAAACTTACTCATCTGCCTGTTCTCCGGCGCTTCCCACCAGGACGGAACACACCAATAAGGCTTTGGATTGTTAGGCTTTCTGCTCGATCTTGGATAAAACCAAAGACCATATAACTAATCCGACTACCCTTAACACTATCCGAAGTAGCGATTGTATCAGTCTCTTGGTCATCAATAAGATAATTTCCATCTCCTGGCGTACCTGTGCTTCCCCACTTAGCGTCACCAGAAAAAACTCGAGTAACCATATTCCCAGTAGCGTTTCGCAAACGAGACCGAATAGTTACTTTGTCTTCAATCTTTTGAATGTTGTCGTCGTAATCAACAATCTGAGAAGTATAGTCTTTGTTATCCGAGCCAAGGATAACATTGTACAATCCCCATACCCAATTAGGAACAATTCGATTTGCCTGTAAGCCTCTGCCACGAGAATTTAAATAAGCGTAAATGCCTCGAGCTTTTATTTGAATAGGCCCGTTTGAAAGCTCTTCTGACTTATAAGCCCAGTCAACAGCTTGAACCTTAGCGTTGTTGTTGTGCGAATCTGATGCGCCAATAAAATGTTGAAGCCAAAGATAAATAGGCACACTGCTAATAGTAGCTGACGCACTAGAAACATTGGATCGTTTAGGAAACATTCCGAAACCATTAACACTGTTTGTTGTCAGCTTTCTTAAGCCGATTTCAAACATTGCATTCTTACGGCGACGGGCAAGGTTTAAGTTTGGTTGATAGGTCCATGATGCAGCAGGGATACCCGCTGCGGCCCCATCAAAAACAATGTGAATGTGATTACCTGTAACGCTGGGCAACGCAGCAGCATCAGTTGTCTTTGCTACTACTGCACCTGACGCACTGTGTGAAACAGTGCGCTCAGTGCAATAACGCAAAGCAATATCAGAAGAAGCGTTAGGGTCAGCGCTCCACTCTGTGTTGTCAAAAGCAAACAACAACTCATAACTTTTTAAAAGCAAAGCATTGGGCGGAACAAGATAGACAGGAAACCAATAAACTTCTGTTCCTGTTGTGTGGTCTTTTTCAAGGTAGGGCTTTTCAAAATAAAAAGCGCCATTAGGAAAGTCGGAATTAGAACGAATAACAGGAAGGTAACGACCGGCTGATATTCGATAATCCTCTTGATCCGAAGAGCGATCAAGCGCCCCACCGTAACCAAGCTTGCATATAACAAAAGACTTAGAGGTTCCTGCTAAAGCAGTAGGAATATCAACTCCTGCTGCTGGCATTGTAAACTCTACAGCGCTAACAACCGTCGTTGTAGAATCAGCAACAGATGAAATATCAATGCCGCAAACAGCATAGATGTTATTGTTGTCAGCTACTACCCATGGCTCTGTTAGGTTTTGAGAAGAGCTTACAACGGGGTTTCCTAAAGCGTCTTTTGTTACAGAGGATTCCATAGGCCACCAGGACCAGATACCTGAAAAGACCCAGCACCCATTAATGTTTGGGCACCCCATAACAAGTGATTTGTTTTGGTGGTTGTAAGCTAGCGTAACTCGATCCGAATCAAACTCAATCATTGTGCGGGGCGGAGTTACCGTATCAATATTTACCCAACCCGCATTTGCCTCATAGTAGCTGGTCATGGGATTAGTCATAATCCCATTGCCATCCCAAAAAGAACGTATGTCTTGTGATAGCTCCTGGAGGGAGCGACCATCACTGGATTGATAAATGCCAGAGTGAGCAACCCATACTAAGTTGCTTTCGTTTTTTACTATTGCTTGCTGGCCAATGCACCCAACGCTTTCGCTTACCTTAATAGGGGGGCGGCCCTGGGAGATAATAGTTCCTTCGCTCGGAATGTATAAAAACATTTCCGACTCAGTAAAAATTATTAAGTTACCCATGTGCTCATACATGGCTGTAACTTGCTTGCGTGAAGGGACAGCAATAAAGTTTCGAGCAATAACGTTGTTCGGCCTGTTTACATCAGAAAACCAAATCTCGTACTCGGTAGCGTAGGCAATCCTCCCACGGAAAGAGGTCATGGCTACGATCTTATTAATGTTGTTTTGATCGGCGTAAATAAATCCGTCTGAAAAAATGCCGTTAGTAAAGTGAACCTTAGAAACTAAAGAGCTTTCAGCGACTCCGCTAATCCAGTCAAAGTGATTAGATGTTTGTAGCTGCTGGTAATTATAGCCCCCGAAATCAGCAGGCCGATAAACATAAATACCAGAAGCAGCCGAGCCAAAATAAACGTGTCCACGAACAACATGAAAGAACCAATCTGAATCAAAGTCAGATCCTTTAAAGTTTGAGTTGTTAACAGAAAAGGATGTTGAGTAGGTGCTGTACCACTCACTAGGATGACTAGCCGCAGCAGTATCTGTAATCACTTTATTGCCGCCAATCATCTCAGCGGTGTATCGATAAAGTATTTCTTCCCAGTGCTTATCCGTTGTTAAATCAAAAATACGGACAGCGTAGTATTGATCATACTGCTCGTTACTAGGATCGACTGCTAAGTTGCCCGCAAAAAAAGTCCCCGTAAAAACAGAAACAATTTGTTTATGACCAAAGTTTGTTTCGACAAGGCAGCTACCTAAAAGCTTTCGGTAGCCACCACCAATAACATCAATATGATTAGAGCCTGCTGCTTGGTTTCCAGCGCCAAGATCGTTTGCCAGCGTGCTGTCAAGCTCAGCCGCAACACCCCATCCTGGTCTGACAGAAATTGTGCCTTCGTTTTCCCATAGGTTCTGAGCCCAAGCTCCACGAACTTTGCCTTCTTGTTCGAGGCCAGACTTTAAAAGCTCTCGCTCATTACCTAATGTAGCCATAATTAAGACCAGTTATCTTGGGAAAGAACGTATTGAGATCCTTCTCTGCTTCGACCTGTTTCCAGAAAAACCGCAAGGTCAGATGTCTTTCGACCAACCTCTTGCAGGATCTGAGTGTTATCAGCGCCATCTCGAATAGCGTAACGAGAGTAAGCATACAGAGGGATCATGTCATGGAAGTTATCAAGGTTATCAATAAAACCAGTATCCGCAGCAAAATCTACATTGTGATAAGGAACATACTCTAAACGATAGGTAGATGTTCCTGTTGCGTAGGTAATGATTTTATTTTGGACAAAAGCATAGCTCTGGAAGTTAATTCCTAAATGGCTTTCAGAAGGCGCTGCCTCGAGGTAATTAATAACCTCGTTGTTTGTCGTGTCGTTAATGCGAGCAAGTCGCAAAAGACGCTCAAGCTTAAAGCCTGCGTCAGCACCACCGTTAGTTGCGCTCCCAAGAAGCTTTGGGTTGGTTGCTGTTAAATCTAAAATGCCACTAGAGGGCATAGTAAATAAAAACTCCGTCGCATAAATAAAAGGATCAATAGCGCAGACAGCGCGACGAAAATCATTATAACCTTCTTTAAGGTATAAAGTAATTTGATCATCAGTAAGAAAAGTTCTGTCTGATTCATCAGCGTAGGACTTAAACATTTCTCTTACGTCTGTAGTGTTCATCCGCCACCTCCCATTTGAGTACGGCCAATGCCTTGCTCTGGGTTGCTTTCATCTTCGATCTGACGACGCTGAGCCATTTCAGTAGCTGCACCAGCAACCTGAGCAGCAGCCATTGGGCTCGACATGCTTACCATATTCTGAACTGCTTCCCCGTCACCATCCATGGTAACACGAGGGAAGACTGTTCTTTCCATTTCGGCTCTTTGGAAATCTTCATCCTTTTTACCAAAGGTCGTTACGGAAATAAGAACGTCTCGAATGTAATCTTGTCGCTCAGGATCAAGATCATAGTATTCTTCAGTTCTCATAAAGTCAGCGAAGACAAGCTTAAATGCTTCTAGGTCATCGCTTGGCATAATCTCAATGCCGTTACCCATCATAATAGCCTGAAGCATTTCATGAGCGTGGCTAAAGCCAATCATGCGCTTCGTAACTCTAGAGTTACCCGTGCGGTAATCAAGAGACTCAAGGGCTTGCTGAGGAGTAAGCAGTCCAAGCTTAACCATATCTAAGGTTTTTTGATCTCTGTCCGGCTTCTCATCACGGAACAGAGTTCCGGCTTCCATGTAGATGTCAGGGTCTTCGCAAAGATCTATTCCGCCAAGAGTTCGGTGAATAACTCTTCCTGTTTCATCCATCATCTTCATCATGCGAGGTTCGGTGTAATATTTTTTACACATCTCAATAACGCAAGAAGCAACCTCAACACAGGATTGCTCTAGGTTTGATTGAGTTACTTGCAGTTGCTGAGAATCTTTATTGGCAAGTGACTGAATAGCTGCGCCGGATTCGATACCAATAGCTCGCTTGCCGAGACTTGTACTATGCACACCGGCAACATCAAGCATTTCAGCCGATAGCTGTCGAATGTTATCAAGGATGTAAGCAGGCAAAGGAGCAGCAGGAACCTGAGCAGGGGGCGGTCCTGAGTTAGCATTGTACACAACCTTTTCGCCTGGCCTTGAATCTGACAACGCATCCTTTCCAACTCCTGAAGCTTTAGGGACTAACCATTTTGGGTTTCCCATAAGGTCTGCGTTTTGAATAATTTGAGTGCGGCCTTTATTGTACATGATCTGCAACTCAATAAGAGGCTCAACCATGCCAATACCCCATAAGCGACCGGGGATGTTTGTGTATCGAAGATAGCTAATTGGGCATTTGTGAGTAGGCCAGTCTGCTTTATAAAGCCACTTCGAGCCTAAAAGCATGCCCATCTTTTTGTCGCTCATGTAGACTTCATAGATCTCAAGTCTGTTTTTTAACTGAGCGCCTTCAGTGCCTGCGGCTCTTTGATGCAGCGTCTGATAGGTGTTGTCAGGAGTATCACCGCTTTTTTCGATGGTCTCTTTGTGTTCGGGGTAAGCCTTGATGAGTTCTTTTTTAGTTACAATGTGCCGAAGAGCTACCCACTCTGATTCTTCAATTGAAGTAGCACCAGCCTCAAAGAAAACGTCATAGGGGCTGACAGCCTCTGTAGTGACCATCTGCTTCTTGGGGTCGTAGTAGGTATGAAAAGCTGCGTTACCGCAAAGGAGAAGCCACTCAATGGCTTTACCGATAACATCTTTCATGTCCGCAGTGTGCCAGTAGTAGCGGAGTAATGTTTCGGCGGCTTCAGACTTCTGAATGTCTTCGGTCGAAGGACTCGAAGGAAGAACAGTAATGCTTGGGTAGGCGACAGAAAGTCGAGATTGAATGTTCCTAAAGATATTTAGAATCATATTAATCGTTACTCGGTTGCGAGAACGATCCTGGGGAATGCCGATATAATTTTTTAGGTTTCTATCCCAGCGGATGTGCTGCTTTCCTTGCAGGAACAAACTGCACATATCCCAAATGCGCGTAATCTTTTGACGATGCCTTTTGCTATCATCAATGTCTTTATGGAGCTTAGAAGCTTTAGGTAACTCTGTTTCTTTGTCGCTATCTAAAACTACTAGGTCCACTTTTTGTTCGTACATTTGCTGCGTCCTGTCTAAATTTAGACTTGTCTTGTTGATTTTCGTTAGCCTTTAAAAACCCTTTAGCAAAACCATAAAGACCGCCGGCAACTTTAGCGCCGGTTGCAATTTTTGGGTCAAGATTAAGCGGACCAACTAAAGCTGTTGCTTGAGACGCACCTTCTGCTGCACCTGATATAGCTGGCATTAAAGACTTTACGCCTTTTTGCGCCGCACTAGATCTTACATTAGCAGGCTGACGCCGTGGATTAAAACCATCACCAAACATTTAAACCCCCAAAGGGGGTGCCCACCCCCCTAAAGGGGGTGGGGCACCAGGTGGCTGTTAAGCCGGGAATGCAATCCCGCAGAGGATAGCATTTCGATTCGGCTCTTTGCAGACTAAGTTGTAGTACCAACGCACGAAGCCTTCATAGGCATCCTGGTTGCTAAGACGACTCAGAACATTGCCATCGAGATCGGCCATGCCGAAGCTCTGAAGCTCTGCAATAGTCCAGGTCTTGGTCTTCAAGAAGATCATGAGACCCTTGCCGCAGTGGCGACTCATCTTCAGCGGAATACCATTAAAGGCATAGCCACTGAATCCGGGATCACCCGTGCCAACGTCTCCAATTGCGCCCTTCTTAATTGAACCGGGAGCATTAAAGACAAGCAAGTCAGCATACTTCTGACGAATTCCAGGGTGCACATAAATGCAATCCGGGTCATCGCCACCAAGCACCATAAGTTCGTCCAGGATGCTTTGCATCCGACCAAAGTTAAGAGCCTGGTTAGCATGAGCAACACCGTTACCAGCTACCGAAATAGCTTGAACAGTCGAGCGCAACGAAGCGTTAGCAACAAGGTTGCGGTCCACGGTAAAGTGAGTCTGCAAACCAAGGTTGCCATAAACACCGTCGTTTTCGTTGTCTACGCGTTGCTTAACCAAACCATCCGTAAGACCAGCAGTAATGGTATCATACGGAAGGAATGTACCAGCACCATTGTCTTCTTCGCCCCAGCCTACAACACGGATCATTGAGGCGTAAGTGCCAGCAATGTTAGAGGTGTCGTAAGTACAAGCGCCAAACGATTCAATTGAAACAACATTGGCTGCACCAACAGTAGCATCAATCGTTACTGCGTTACCCGGAACAACCGGATTAGCTGGGATAGCTGGCAGAATGACGCTTGCGTAAGTATCCAGACGAATAATATCAATCTGCAACTTAGCACTGTGCGTAGCGGCTCGCGCCGCAGGAACCGTTTGCATTGCCTGTAGCTCAGTCAACACATCTTTATTTCCCGTAAAGGAATAAGGCACAGGAGCACCAACGGCAACTGCACCAGCAGTTCGCTCATGGATAAAGCCGACGCAACCACCACCGGTGAACATGGCTTGGTTAGCCTTGAGCTTGGTGTCGGTAACGAGGCCGTCCATTTCCGATTGGACGTAAGTCGCAAACGAATTGGCAGTCGTCTTGGCCGTTGCAATGGACGGTCCAGTTAAAGAAAAACGGCCATAAAGATACTTGGCCTTCACGTTCAGGTTAACGTAGCCCTGCTTGCCAGCTTCTGGGAGTGCACCCAACTCAGCACGGAAACCAGTGCCCTCGTTACGAGAGACGTGGACGGGAATAACAACCTGACGACCTTGCCAGTCGAGGGTTGCCTTCGTAAACAATTGAACCATTTCAAGCTGGTTATTGAGAGACTCAATAATCGGCCCGAGATAGAACTCTTTTAGGATCGCATCGAGATCCGAAATAGTAACAGCAGCCATTTGGCTAGCTCCTTAAATATGCAATCATCGCTTCCCTAGCTTCATCGGTATTTTGTGGTTTCCACTCATCGCTGTCGCTGGGATTTGATTTAGCAGTTTGTTTTCGTGACGGGCGTGGAGGCGCACCATGCACCTCTTCGCCCTGGCTTTTGAGGTAGCGAGCAATCGCTGCCTCTTCAATCTCAGCAACCATAGATGAATAGTGCTTAGCAATATCCTCTGCTCTTTGGTTGCCATCCTGAGCAATAGACTCCCAAATGTGTTCCTCGGGAACACCAGGGTACTGCTCTCGAGCGGCTGCAATTTCTTTTTCAAGTTCCATTGTAGCAAACTTAACTTGCATGGTTTCTTGTTGCTTGCGCAGCATAGAAATCTCATCAAGCTCCTCGTAGGATTCTTCTTCCCAAAAGGTTTCGCCTGCTTCCTGCTGTGGGGCTTGAGCTTTCCCTTTAAGCTGCTCTTGCAACTGAGCGATCATTCGCTCGTGTTGCTCGGCCTGCTCGCGATATTCTCGCCGCTGGTCGTTGATTTGCTTGAAGCGGTTGTAGGGAACACGATGTCCCTCCTCGAACTCTTCGTCATCGTCTGATAACTCTAAAGACTCGTCCTCTTCTTCGGGGCTGTCTGAGGGATCTGACTCCTCAATAGCAGATTCTGATTCGATTTCCTCGTCAGGTTCCTCATCAGTTTCGACAGGCTCGTTGCCTTGTAAGGCAGAAACAATGGCTAATCGCCGCTCTTCTTCATCCATCTCTTTATTCCTTATACGAAGCGTAACGTGCTAAGACCCGATAGTTATAAGAGATCACCAATTGCTCCTAAGATTTGTTCGCCGCTATCTCTAGCAAACTCATTCGGCTTAGAAGAACTCCATAAACGTCCAGTATGCATTTCCCATTGAAGCACCTCGGCAATACCTTGGGGCTTGTAAGATTTCTGCACCTCTTCTTCGATGTCACTTACTTGGTCAAGGCCCATTAATGCAAGACCTGTTGCCATAACCATGTCGTCATGCTGCCCAGAAGCCGCTTCAATCTTCCCTCGGCCGTTATATTGCAGCCGATTGGCCTCCATCATAAAGCGATTGCACTTAACATCGCACCACTTGCGGGTAACGTGCTCGTAGAGACGGCTAAAGATTAAAGGCCGGGTACGAGATGTCGTAATAAATCCTAATTTGTTTTGCCAGCGGTTCGTAACCTTATCAAAAGCAGAGGTTCGGTACACATGAGGGTACCCTTGAGCCTGGATAAACTCCTGAATGCTCAACCCGTAGCTGTTTGTTTCAATAACAAGCAAGGGATTGTACTTTTGCGCCGTCTTTAACACGCGCTTAGAGTACATGCTTGGTGGAATGCGCTCATAAAAACTAGCAGCCATCCGAATGTTCTTACGATCTGTCACATCAAGCACCATAAACGCACTGTAGTCGCCGCCTGGCGAACCTGACGCAGTATCTACGCCCATTGTGTACACAGCAAACTTTTCAGGCTGCATATACTCTACATAGCCCTCTTTGCTGTGATTAACCTGGTATTGATCCGGGAAAAACGGGGAGCCGCTCGCAATAAAAGCGTCTGTTGGGTTGGCTGGGTACTCTTGGTTAAAGATATTCCAGTTGTTTGCGCAGGCTGTACGTAGTGTGCTTACCATCCAGTTAAACTGGCGCTTATTTAGTTTGTTTTCGTAGCTATATTCTAACTCTTCTTCCGTTGGGTCAGCAAACTTTGGCTCTGGAAGCTCATAAGCTGTGTCCATCTTCCAGCTTAAGAAGATTTTAGTGTAACCAACCTCTCGACTCCACATGTCGTAGGCTTCATTCATGCCATTAGCCGTGGATTCTAAGACAACCTTTGCATCCTTTGTTCGAGCACCGAACAAAGATGCGATGGTCTTTTCCATGTTGCCCCAGAACGCATACTCGGACGCATGAATTAGGTTGTATGTGCCACCACGAAAGCTTTGACTTGATGCGGAGCCCACCCGAATGCTGCTGCCCGTAGCAAACTTAATCTCATTTTCCCGAGCGCGAGTAGTTTCTAGCCTTAAGAAATCAGGCAACTGATCGTAGAACATCCGGTAGATCTCAAAGATCTTCTTCACCGCTTCATCAGTATGCGCCACCACGGCGGTACGAGTGTACTTGTTAAACAGCGTATACCAAAAGAAGTACGCAGCGATCGCCGTCGTGCTGCCAAGCTGGCGAGCCTTGAGCAGCATCAAGTGGCTGCTGTCATCAAACCCGGCAATAATTTCTTTTTGTGCAGCGTTAAGCTTAAGGTTCTGAACCTTAGAGTCTTTGGTAATAATCTTCAGGTGGTTTTCACTGAAGTACTCAAAGCTTTGCGCGCAGCGCAAAATTTCGTTTTTAATGTCCGTCATTCAATAGCTCTAAAATAATTTTTAGATTTCCCTCGATGTCTTCGAGTTCTCTTTCCATGACCTCAAGCTTTGACCCAATGCCCTTGATTACCTCTAGCCGCTCATCATTGTAGGTGGCGATTACCTGGTCGTAGCGATCTCTGAGCGCAGTCTCTCGGTCATTGTGACCGAGCGCCTGCTCTCGTAGCTGGGCTTGGAAATTGTCTGTCATCTTATCCATGCGCTGGCTCATCTTGATGTACATCCAGAAGATAGCGCCACTGGCTAAACCAAGCGCACCAAACTCACCGAGCATTTGTAAGACGTTATTTTCCATGGTCGCTTTTTATAGGGATAGACTTGTCCGCCGCAAGAGCTTGTCGCTCAACCTTGCTTTCCATTGTTGTCAAAACATCGAAGATCTCGGTAGTCGTCTTGGTTTTGCTGTCATCAATACTCCAAGTCTTACGGTCCATAGACTGAATGTTCTTAGACACCTCAGAGGCTACCTTGATAATTAGCATCTGTCGAAACGGATCCTTATGAGGATAAGCGCTGGCCCTGCCCATCGCCTCATACAGCATCTGACCTAACGTCTCGGTCGTGGCTTTATGTCGAGCTACCACATCCTCTATGGCCGCCGTAACCTCAACCTTGCTTTGCTCGACCTTTCGTCGGATCTCGGCCCGAGCATGCTCGAGGATAGCAGAACTTGTTCCATCAGCAGATCGCTCCCAGTTGTATTTGCTTTTCCAACGATGGATCGTTCGGGCCGTAACGTCATGCCGCTGGGCCAAAAGCTTAACGGTTTCTCCTGATTCATATTCGGCCTGTATGATAGAACGAAGGACGCTGTTGATCGCCCCATGCGCCTCCTTGTGGGCAATCCGCTTCCCAGCAGGAATGTGGCCAGCCGGAACAATCGTGACTGCCTCTTCGGGATCGTAGTCTTCATAGGCCTCACTGGACACCGACAACTTCCCTGGTCTCTTCTTGGACATCTGGCTCTCCTTTGCTGGCAAGATACTCTCGAGTCTTGTGGTCCGTGTCTTCGTGCATGATCAGATGAGCATCCTGAATCCACATCGTAATTGCTTTAAGAATCGGAGCCAGGTTTTCTTCCTCGTTTGGGTCAAGCCCCATCAGCGTAGATCGAAGCGACTTGGTGCGGCGAATAAACAAAGCCTGCTTTCTGACCATTGTCTTACTATGCCGTCCGTCCGTCAGCATAATTGGAACACCCGTCTCGTCCATGGTGATACCCCACAGCGCACGGACGTGCTGCTCAATGGTCATGTCCTTGGTTTCTTTGTGCAAGCGGCACTGGTCCAGACTCATCAGAACCTGGCTCATGCTTTCAGCGAATGCGCCCTCAAGTAGATTACGGTTAAGCGTAGGCGTATGCTTAACGTCTTTGCGATTGCGTCCCATCATTACCTCCAGATGTCACTCTTTAGCGAAAAACTGTTCGACATAAAAGAGCATATATAGGGCTAGGTCGAGTTCTCCTGGAGGAGAGTCACCACTACCTCAATAGTTTTGATGGACCCTGTTGATCCATAGATATGGACCCAACAAGTCAACAGGGTCAGGAGGTTGCATTATGAGCATGAATCTCAACTCAATCGAAGTACCAGCTAAAGCAGCTACGAAACGATTACCGCCCCTTCCTGGGAAGGAAGGGGACATGGTGAAAGTACTGTTCACACGAACAGTACCTCACCGTAACGGCACTGGATTCAAGATCCATTGCCGAGCCTCGAACGAAGAACAAGAGTTCTTCGCCGAGTGCCCAGTCTTCCAAGGAATGACTGGTATCGACATGCCCAGTGAGGGCATGCAACAAACCGTTCACGTGATCGAACATATGATCCGTGAAAAATCCCCGATGGTCTTACGACACACCGGGAAGAAAGGAGAGCTGCGTATGCCATACGCAGTCTACTCACGGATGTCCGAATGGGAATACTGACATCGGGAGGCAGCCGGCTAACGCCGGCTGTCTCTTTTTTCATTAATGCTTACTATTACGGTAAACACTTTCCTATATGCTGTCGTTATCCACGTACACGATCACGAACACGTACATATACACGTATGTTTTGGAACATAAGCACGTTGAACAGGGGCGTTATGTGTCTCCGGACACGACAGCTAAGGTACATATCTCAAACCAATTTCTCCCTGTCCCCCCCATCCATGGGTGGCGGGGGAGCCAGTTAGAAATTTAGCTTTAAGGAGTATAAGCTATGGATAATATGATGAATGAAATCAATGAGTTGTTTGCAGAGATTACGCCGCAAGCGGAATTGGTTACGACCGAATACAGCTTTGTTGCACAGGGTGTAAAGATTACGAAGGAGTTACCTGAACAGTTCCTGATACGCCTCGTTGAATCCGAACGAAAGCTAGGATTACATGTCGCCACACAGGGACAGCTAGAACAGTTCGATGATGCTGTAGATGTCAACACCGACACTATAGAGTGTATGTACTGTCATAGCCCTGAGGCTAGGATGGTTGGCGCTACCATCTTTACACGTTGGAATAAGCCAATGCAGGTATCAATGGAGATCGGTGAACGACTCGCCCCTGTATGTAACTGCTGTATGAAACTGGACTCCGAGAAACGTCCTGGACCTAATCACCAATTACCTCCCTCTGGTGATTTACTGTCATACTCACGTGAGAATACACGAGAGAACTGGAGTTTCTAAAAGGACAACGCCCCCCGTCAAAGACGGCGGGGGGCGTTGCCTTTTCTTTTTACACTACGGATTAGGAGTAGAGATGTTAGTAGAAGATTTGATTCAACAGTTGTGTGACAGTCCTGATGATCTGATGGAAGATCTTAAGATTAAGTATGGAGTCTTAGTTAAAGAGCGAGACAATGTTCACATGCGTTTAGATAACTTAAAGAAAGTAATCCGTATTGTGACTGATGTCAGGGCTCGGCTTGCTCGTAACGAAGAAGAGATCGGTGCTCTGCATGAAGCGTTAAGCTATGCGAGCACGCACTCAGATGACGGAGAGATTGATCTCACGAATCTGTATGCGCTCACTGTACATTTGAAACCTTATTAGTCCCTATCCCTAAGCAAAGATTAGGGTAGTACATTCACCCTATCCCCCTTCCCCCCTTTAGGGGGGGAGGGGATAGGGGTTATAGTCTTGTATATATATGGAGGTCGCATGAAGTTCAAAGTTGTTATCAATGTTTGCCATGGTGGGTTCGATTTATCTGAGGAAGCATTCGGTCTGCTGTCTAAGCGCACGGGCAAGACTCTTCATCAGCTTAACGATGAGTACATCTTTGGCGGTACAAGGAAAGACGGAGCGAGATCGTGCCCTGATCTTATCGCTATCGTTGAAGAGCTTGGCGTCGAGGCCGCAGCTTGCGAGGGCTACTCAGAGCTTGAGGTTGTTGAGCTTGAAGATCCTGTTGGTCGCTATGCGATCGACGAGTACGATGGATGGGAAAACGCTTACACTCCAGCGGAGATGAATAAACGTTGGTCAATTGCATTAAGCAAAGAAGGGAAGTGAGCATGGAACTAATCCGCACACCTAAAGATATGGAAGAGTTGTATGAACTCATTGGCGATATGCGTGGCACGGAAGCCGACCTATGTCGTGTTGCCATGATGGGTTTTCAACTTGGCCATAAAACCGGATGGAAGCACGCTCACAATAAATTGGTGGAGATGATTAAGCTCCATCAGACTGGGCCATTGATTCAAGTGAAGGAGCATGATGATGAGTAGCTACTACGACCCACCTGAGGATGGCCCTGGTGCAATTGCTGGACCTGATTGGTGGGTGACTACCTATCAGCACAATGAACGTGACGAGGAGATCGTTACGGACCTCAATAAACTACTCCATTGGCAGAGAACAGGTGGACCAGAAGATCCGAATCCGTTCCGAGCAATCATGGACTTAACCAAGGAAGGCTATGAAGTATTCATTAGGTACGGCTACGCCTGGGCTATGGAAGAGGATGCTGATGAGTGGTTGTTCGCTAACTCATACGAGGATGCTCAAGGTGAGATAGGTGATCGCCATCTTCAAGAGTTTGAGGATGCGCAAGAGCGTGCTGTTGATACTGCAATGGAGGCTAAGTATGATCGAGACTAATTGGCGTGAGTCTGTATGGTACAGCCATCCAACCAAGGCAGGTGCCAAGGCACTAGAGATGTCAGAGAAATCTGCCGACTCTTTCTTTATCGTAAAGGATAATCGCACGGGCATGTTCGGTGTAGGTCAAGGGGCAGTCGAGCCATCATGGTGCCGATCAGCCCTTGGCTTCGAGCTTATCGCTGTCATCCATGCGAGAGCTAACTGATGGGTACTATCCACAAGCCAACGAAGAAAGTATGGCAAGGCATCCTTGTATTGTGGCGTGATAAATCTGGTAGCTTAAATCATTAAGAACAAAAACAACTCGACTCAGTACTACGGGCTGTCCAATGGGCGACTAACATGGAGGTGCTTAATGAAAAGAAATGAAATGTATGAGGCTACTGTTCGCATGATCGGTGAGCTTCACTGTCTCGAGCGTACCTTCTGGCACCAGGACTGGATCGAAGGGCTAACCCCTGACGATGCGATCAAGGTACATGATGCACTCAAGGCTGCGCACTATAACGTGTGCCAGCTACGCAATAGCATCAATCACTATACCTTAGCCGGTGAGCCTGAAGAGCTAGAGCTAGAGGATGACGGCGAGTCACACCTGCGTGGTATGGAAGCCTTCGCTATGGGTGGCATGGATGCATACAATGAAGCGCAAGGTTACGGTGTAGTTACATCGGATGATTGATCCCCTGCCCCCCTCACTTGGGTGAGAGGGGGGCAGTTGATAAATCAAATTACAAAACAATTAAATGATGGAGGTTCATATGGCTGAGCAAGAGATGACGTTCGCTCAAGCGTATCATGCGCTCGAGAGTTGGTACTACTTTGTCGTGCGTGAGTACGCTGATATGTATGCGGATCAACGTGAAGAATCAGTGAAGTTGTTTATGGAACAGGAGGAGATCGATGACGAGGATGAAGTGGATCAGTGTGCTGTTGATGAGTACATGTATGAGTGGCTGCATGAAACACTCGATGGATCAGAAGAGGTTATCTACACCGCCAGATCCAAGGCTGTTTTACTCGCATCACCTAATGAAGATTCCTATGCCGAAGAGATGGGCAGCGCACCACCTGATGTCCATGCCGCTGCGTTCTGGGCATTGCGCACTGACATCCTGGAGAGAACATGACCTGGAAGAATAAAGGTAACTACAAACCTTACCCTGCATGGGCACTCAAGTATCCATGGATAAAGAAGGTGTGTGTTGTTTGCGGAATCAAACTGGGCGGGGCTGTGCCCCAGCCATTCTATAAAGAGTCGTTATGTTTCGGGTGTCCCGAGCCTAACGTGTCAGACCCCCAATGTAATATTCCTAAGGAGGAATCATGCCAGTAGTTAATATCAATGGAAGCCTTACGATTAACGAGGAAGAGCTGAGTGACTTTGTCCGATCAGAGATTGATAGCTCTGACTTCGGCGAGATGATGAGCGACGCCGTAAGCGAAACCATGAACGAGTGGGACTTTGATCAGATGACATCTGACATCAATAACCTGGATGGTGTGACTGACCGTCACGATGACAGGCTTGATGATGTTGAGAGTGACATCGAGATGCTTAAAGAAGCAGTTACCAATCCATCTAATAAGCCGGATGATGAGACCATCAGCCCCGAGGTAGATGGTGCGCTAATCAGGCA